ATTAAAAGATTCATTAATACGTTTTATTTGGTAGGGGTTATTAAAATCAGATATTGTAAAAGGTGCTGATACACCAGAAAGAAGTGCTGATGTTAATAAATGAAAATTAGTATACTTTTGATACCATCTATTACCAGTCCAGTCACCGGTAGCTTGAGCTGAACGGAACAGATAATTACCGGAATTGATAACAGTAACGGTAGTATTAGGATCCGTATAATAACCAATAGTATTATTGGGTACAATTTGTATTTCTCTAAATACAGGATCGCTTATAAAGTTAGGTGAATTAGTATTAAGAGTATTAATAGTTATAGACTGAGGTACAGCTGATGTAAGTATGTATGCTGAATTATAAGGAGCATCAATAACCCATAAGCGGTCATATACGTCAACGGCAAGACCTGTAAAGTCCTCGTCTAAATTATAAATTTGATTACCTGAAACTGTATATGTACTAGTAGTCCAGCTAAAGGTATAAGTCATGCTCTGAACGTTGAAATCAACTACGGTACTAAGAGATGATATTAAAGAGGTCTGTGAATATACTACTCCACTTGCAGCTGTAAGAAGAGTAAACGAGGAACCGTTAGAAGGATCATTATAATACAATGTTGTTGTGTTTTTATTTACATCGTAGTAACCTATACCTCTTATGCTGTGTGTAAACCAAAGATTACCTGCACGATTAAAGCTTAATTCACCAGGTCTAGGTATACCTGTAACTGTATTCATTAATGTGTAGGTTGTGCCGTTATACTGCTGAATATTACCAGGTATAGCTGAAGTTTCGTAACTATTTGATACCCAAACATTGTTATTGTTATCAATAGTTAAAGCTGTTGGTATACTATTTTGTGGTAATGTAATAGCTGTTAAAGGGTTTCCGTATGTATCAAATTTTACTAGTAAACTACATAATGAGAAGGAGTATGTAGCCCAGCAGTTATTATTTTTATCAGTTTCTACTGTAGGTGGTTTTAGTAGATAATCCTCTTCAACGATATCAGAACTAACTTTTGAATCTCCAGAGTAATTTGCTGCGCTATTTATACCTAGTAAAGATGCCGGAGAGGTATTAAACAGTAAGTTAAAATTAGGATCAAATTTTAAAATACTATGATCGTTAAAAACAGAAACCCAAATATTGTAATTGTTGTCTATAGAAACATTAGCGGGTGTATAAGCTAAAGGGTTGTAAATAGACTGTACAGTATCTGTATATGTTACGTATATATTAGTGTTTATCGGTAGAACAGTATCAAATACTAATTGATTATTAACTACATCAAGCTTGTAATTGAGAGAACCTTGATAAACACCACCGATATTAACTAAGAACGTTTTGTTAGGATTACTGATATATACACTATTACTAGATAACGATAATGTATTAGTAGGTGTTGTTAGATAATAAGACCATACATACGGGTTTAATAAACCAGGTAAGTAAAATACTTGTATAGGTAAATTAGCAGGAACGGTGTCAGGTGCAAAAGAAATCGTGTAGGTAGATGGTGTTATTGTGTAGGATGCTGGAGACTGCATTATTCCATCTACGGTAACAATATAGTAGTTTGAGCTTGCTGAAAGAGACGGATTACCTGTGAGAGGGAATACTGATGCAGGTACACTACTAGCACTAGTCCAATATTGAATAGAAGAAATATAACTAGAAGAAAGACTTGTACTAAATATTTCAGTTACGTTTAATACTGAATTAGGTGAAGGTGTAAGATCAGATGTTGTAAACTGGAAATTGTTGCCGTTAATTGTATATGTATTAGGTGATTGTATTACACCATTAAGTGTTACTATATAATTGTTCGTACTTGATGACGGATTATAGATAGTATCTAAAATATATGAGTTAGTATTAAGATATGGCGTATTAACGGTAAATGTATCTTTTAAGAATGTACTTTGATAAGGATTGTAATAATCTGTGTTATAAAGATTATATGAAGCAGTTAATATTCCTGTATTGGTAAACCTATAAAGCATATCTGCTTCAGCATCTGCAGCAACAATGCTATAATCTCTAGGATCTATAGCTATACCGTATATACCAGAAAACCCTGACATATTGTAGTTAAACGTTGTTGACGTTTGTATAGCAGGTACATTTACTTGTTTGATATAACCATCTATCAAGGAATATGTGTTACTAAAATTATTGATTGCATTTGAACTACCGCTTATGTAAGGTGTAAGTGTAATTTTATTAAGAACGTTTTGTTCAGGATTAGAAATCCAAACAGATGTGTTGGGTACAAGACCTTGAGGATAGGGAAAAGCTGTAGCTGTACTAATGTTATTGACAGCTGTTGTTTGTGCTACTATACTTGTTGTAGGTATTGAAGTTAAAGATGTAAGAGATGTAAATACATATCCCCCTATACTGGCTCCGTTATTGTCTGTTTGTTGAGCGTAAAGAGGTGATGTTTCTGTATAAAATGTATTAAGTGTAGCACCACTTAAAGTTAGAGTTAAAGGATATAAATTACCTACAGTATTTGTTGCAGGGTAGGAAAATAATATACCGCTTGTATCGCTAGCAGCACCTGATAATACATATGAGCGATTACCGTGATATGTAACTAAGGTAGGTATTTCCACGCCGTTATACTGAAACGGGGTTATGTCGCTAATATAATTACCCGTTACCTTTAACAAGCCAGGTATTAAGTCATTAACCTGCCATATAAGACCTGCACGAACTGCTTGATTGTTAGCGTATGATGAGTACGGATATACACTAGAGTAAATTGACGATACACCGGGTATATTAGATTCGTACGGTGTATTAAAATTATTAGTTTGTAGGGTAGCTGTAATTAATAAAGGATTATTAACTATAGGTGTACCTGTACTCATTGAGTCAATATAATAAAATTGTGCAGTTCCTGAAACAGCTACAACAACACCGTTAACGTAAACAGGTACCGGTACAACAGAAAGTGTTGTAACAATATTAGAATTAATATCAGTAAAATACCATGTAGGTGTTAAAAAGTTCCATTTACTCGGTACGTATTGTATAGGGGTAGATAATGAGTTAGCAGCGTATAAATCTACATTTAATGGAGCGTTTGGATTTGAGCTTATTACACTAATTCCAAATGGTGTAGCTGTTGGTTCTCCAGGATTAGCATAACTATCAGGAATTTGGGTAAAAGTAAGATAGTCATTATACGCTAAACTTGTTGTAATTTGTTGAGTAGCTACACTTGTATTACCGTTACCGTCTACAGCAGTTAAAGATATATTGTATGTATTAGGATAATTGTAAGTAAATGTAGGGTTTGTAACATTATATACTAACTCTCCAGTACCTGGATCCCATATATATTTCCAATTAATATTATCGGATGTAGTCGTATTGGTAACAGTAAAGTTTGTTGCCAATACATAACCACTTGAGGGTGAAACTGAAAAATTAGCTTGTATCATTTTTTAGGAGCCGATAATATTAATTTGATTACTAAGATTGTTTATATTATCGTAGTAAGGAAATTCGTAATAATTAAGTGCTATATTGTTAGAAGTAAACGTAACATCTAACGATGAGTAAATAGGATTCCATACAAATAAAGATAAACCTTCAATATAGATATTAGGGTTATCTACTCTAGCTGTATAAAAAGTTTGTACACCATCTACAGCATAAATTTGCTGTGTTAAATTGCGTACATCAATCATCTGTCCTAACGAAAAATTATTTGTGTTAAAGTAATTTGCAAACACGTTAACGATATCACTTATAATAGCTTGATTACTTCTAAGTGTTGTTGACGTCTTTTTTACATTTAACACACAAAGTGTTTCATCAGCTGGTAAATTAATTTGATCTGGAGCAGCAGCTAAGCCTATACTTACTGCTTTATATATAGGATCAACAAAAACAGTTTCAGTAGTAGCTACTTTATTGGTGTCAATTGAAGAGCTTATTAGTTGTTTTTGTGCAGGTAACAAATAGTTAGGTACAAATGCGTTTGACTTCGGTACTACGATTACGTATATGTTATTAAAATTACATGCGTCAGAGAAGGTTACTTGATTGAATAATGCACGGTCGGTAATTTGAGGATTTGTAATGCCAATATTATAAAAATACTTCATATACCCGGCTATATAATCGTTGTTATTAACACATTTAGCGTCAGCAATAAGATTACCAAAATTTGTTTTTATAAATGTTGTATAATCTTGTGTTGTTACTAAACGGTTTTGACTTCTATAATTAGCAGGAGCATTATTCTGTATTGACTGAACACTTTCAGGTGTATTAAACGTTGTAGAGTTTGTAGTATTAGCAAAAGATAATTTTGTTAAACCTGTTGAATTTAAGTATTGGTACTGATTGACAAAAACATCATTTATTATCTTGTTATACTGAGGGGTATTATAGCTCACTAATGCAGACGAACTATTAAGTGCACCTGGTCCTACTTGACCTGCTGCTCCGTCAGAATTTAAATAGTAAACTGCTACTTTATCTCCGGGATGTAAACGAGCACCATTTACATCATTACCGAATGTTATTTCGTAATTTAAGTTTTGATTTAAACGAATTTGATATTTTGTAGCTGATCCATTTTCTAAAAACAAATTAGAGCTAGGTGTGTACTGTACCCAGGTACCTGTAGCTGCTGGTTGTACGTACACATCAACATTAAAATGATCTACAATATTAGTACCAGGATTGACAATAAGAACCTCATTTTCTTCTCCAGCTGCTGTATATACGGGATACTCAACATATTTACCTTGATATAGAAGAGTAGAATTTTCAAGATTTGTTAACTCTTCTGTTGTATTGTTAAGAGATTTATTAAACGAAATATTCTTGTTAAAAGAAAAATTAATACCGTTAGTTGTTATGTAGGAGTAAAGAGGTATTGTGTAAACACCTTGCGTTAACCCTGTTGCCGAACAAGTAAAAGATAATGTAGATGTTTGATTACCTATAGGCGAATAATCAATAAGTTTAACAATCCTATTAATGTTTTCATAAAGTTGAGCTTCGGAAAACATTGATTCATTAGATGTTTTGTTTAGATAGTAAATTAAAGTGTTGTACGAATAGGCAATAATATCAATAATAGAAGATAAATTTGAACCGATGAAATTCTGATCAGTAAAAATATTTTGCTCATTAAGTCTGTTAATAATAAGCTGGCGAAGTGACATTGCATCGAAAGCAACATAACCTCCTTGAGGTATATCAAAACTATTAAATTGAGTTTGTGGGGTAATATTTGCCATATTTTATTGATTATTTGTTATGTTAATAAACTTTTGTCTTGTTAAATCGTAATTGTAGTAGATACTTACAGTGGCGTTATAGATAGGTATTACAACGGTAATAGTAATTATGTACAAATTATTGTCAGGATCAGCAATAACATTAACATTTACAGGTGTTACTCTTGTTTCGTAGAGTTTAATTGTGTCAAATATGGCTCTACCTATGATTTGAGCATTAATTTCTGTAATCGGTTCAAACAAATACTGTCTCAAATTAAGACCATATTCAGGGAATAAAAAGCGTTGTCCAGGAACAGTATTAAAAAGATTAGTTAAAGAGTTAGATATGGCTTGATCATCGTAACTTACTTTGATATCTTTCTTAGGTACAGGGGTTCTAAATCCTTGATATAGTGTTTCGTTTTGAGTTAAATCGAGATATAAATCTTTATAAACAAACTGATTCGAATTATACGCATCAGCTACTGTTTGTAGGTCTGTAATTTTTATAGCCATTTATACTATTATTTAGGGGAGGAGTTGCTTAAATAATATCACGAATATGGATACACAGTTTAATTTAGTACTTGAAAATATAATGGAACGCTATCAGCAAGGAGGATTTGTAATTGGTGATCGCGTACGTTTTCGTGACGATTGTTTAAAACTCGATTTTTTTAAGCAAAAAGCTAGTAACTTCATTGAAATGGTTCAGGCTTGTATGCATCCTAAATTTGATCTTAACTTAAGAGTTTCAGCTGTTAAGAGTATTTATCCTACAACTACACAGAATTATATGGGTGGAACTGAGGCTCCTGATAACATCTATGTTGATGTTATTATAGAGTACGCTCCTGGTCTTTATCGTAACCCAATGACTGTTCCTATTGAAGCTCTTGAAATACAAGATGACGGTATAAATCGCGGACCTGTACCTGATAGTGTCAAGTACGATAATCAAGTAGCTATTAAGCCTAAGAAAGTAAAGACAAAGGAAACGAACGAATTCAAGGCTGAAGTTAATTTAAACGGTAAGAACGTTAAACTTCCAGGTGGAAGAGACTGGAACGGGAAGAACGATCATTGGAAGGATCTTCCAAAGAATAAACGTGTCACTAAAAGCACTTAAAAGGTAGAAAAGTGCTAAAAACCAAATATACTAATCACACTCGTACTATGTACCGCAACCAATTAAATAAAAAAACTTTATGATATTCGACGAACAAATCTCACGTAAACCTAACAACTACAAATGGACAGACGAGTTCATTGAAGCTATGCATAATGGCTTCTGGACTGACAAAGAATTTTCTTTTAAGTCTGATGTTCAGCAATTCAAAGTCAATCTTACAGAACAAGAAAGAGAGATTATCATTCGTACTCTTTCGGCTATCGGTCAGATTGAAATTGCTGTAAAAACGTTCTGGGCTAAGTTAGGAGAAAATCTTCCTCAGCCTTGCTTTCAAGATCTTGGCTACGTAATGGCGAACGTTGAGGTTATTCATAACAATGCTTATGAACGTTTAATTACTGTCCTTGGACTTGAAAACGTGTTCGAAGACAATCTTAAGCTTGATTGGATTCAGGGTAGAGTCAAATATCTTCGCAAGTATACTCATAAGTTCTACAAGGATTCAAAGAAGCAGTATCTATATGCTTTGATTCTTTTTACATTGTTTGTTGAAAACGTATCTTTGTTTAGTCAATTTTACGTAATTAATTGGTTTGCTCGTTTTAAGAATGTTCTTAAAGATACTGACCAGCAAGTAAAGTATACTCGTAATGAAGAAAACATTCACGGTATTGTTGGTACAAAGATTATCAACACAATTAGAGACGAGTACCCAGAACTTTTTGATACTGAACTTGAAGAGCGTATTCTTCACGAAGCTCAACAAGCCTTTGAATCAGAAGCTAAAATCGTTGATTGGATGGTAAACGGTATTAAAGAAGAAGGTCTATCAGCTTCTATTCTCAAAGAGTTTATCAAAGATCGTATTAATGAATCTTTAGTAGGTATCGGCTTTAAAAAAGCTTTTGACGTTGATAAAGATTTATTAAAGACTACAATGTGGTTTAATGAAGAGCTACTCGGCAATAACATGACAGATTTCTTTCATGCTAGACCTGTTGAGTACGCTAAGAAAAATCAATCCTTCTCCGAAGACGACTTATTTTAATATTATATGACTGAAAACATCTACTGGCTTAATAAAGATTCAAGGAAGTTCCTTGAACGTGGTTACCTTATTGAAGGAGAAACCGCCGAACAAAGAATATCAGATATCGCTAAAGCTGCTGAAAAGTATCTTAAGTTAAAAGGATTTGCTGCAAAGTTTGAAGAGTATATGCATAAGGGGTACTATTCTCTTAGCTCCCCTATTTGGTCAAACTTTGGACGTAAACGTGGTTTACCTATTTCATGTTTTGGTTCTTTTGTACCTGATAACATGGATGATATTCTTTATAAGGTTGCTGAAGTAGGTGTTATGTCAAAGGTTGGTGGCGGTACATCTGGTTATTTTGGCGATATTCGTCCTAGAGGTACACCTATTTCTTCTGGAGGTGAAGCTACTGGCGTTCATCATCAATTAACTGTATTTGATTCTCTTACTAATTATATCTCCCAAGGTAATGTTCGTCGTGGATCATTTGCTGCTTATCTTCCTGTTGATCATCCGGACATTGAAGAGTTTCTTAAGATTCGTTCTGAAGGAGATTCTATTCAGGATCTTTCAATCGGTGTCTGTGTATCTGATGAGTGGATGAAGTCGATGTTAGACGGGGATAAAGACAAGCGAAAGATCTGGGGACTTGTTATTAAGAAGCGTTTTGAATCAGGATACCCTTATATCTTCTTTACAGATAACGCTAATAAACAATCACCTCAGGTCTATAAAGATAAAGGTCTTAAGATTAATCATTCTAATTTGTGTTCGGAGATTATGCTCTCTAACGGTCCTGATGAATCGTTTGTTTGTGATTTGTCTTCTATGAATTTAGAGAAATGGGAAGAATGGAAGAATACAGACGCTGTTGAATATCTTGTATTTTTCTTAGATGCAGTCATGACTGAGTTTATTGAAAAGACTGAAGGAATGAAGTTCATGGATGCTCCTAGAAAGTTTGCTATTAATCAGCGAGCTCTTGGTGTTGGTGTTCTTGGATGGCACTCTCTTCTTCAGTCTAAGATGATTGGATTTGAGTCAATGGAAGCTAAGACTCTTAACAATCAAGTCTGGAAGTTTATTCGTGATCACGCAGATAAGGCTACAGCTACTCTTGCTGATATGCTCGGTGAACCCCCTCTTCTTAAGGGATATGGTCGTAGAAATACAACTACTCTTGCTGTAGCTCCAACTACATCTAGTTCGTTTATTCTTGGTCAGGTCAGTCCTTCTATTGAGCCTCAGAATTCTAACTACTACGTAAAGGATTTAGCTAAGGGTAAATTTACATTTAAGAATCCTTATCTTAAACAACTCTTAAAAGATAAAGGTAAGCACGATGATGAGACTTGGAAGTCTATTCTTATGAAGGGTGGATCTGTTCAGCATCTTGATTTCTTAACTCAAGACGAAAAAGATGTATTTAAAACATTTGGTGAGATATCTCAGAAGGAAATTATTATTCAAGCTGCTCAACGTCAGAAATATATTGATCAAGGCCAGTCATTAAACGTAATGATTCCTCCTGATACAAAACCTAAGGAAGCTAATGAACTTTATATCTTTGCCTGGGAGCAAGGTATTAAAGCTCTTTACTATCAGCGTTCAGCTAATCCAAGTCAGATGCTTGCTCGTTCTATTAACGATTGTAAGAGCTGTGAAGCTTAATTACCGAATATAACTACTTCGGCACCATTAACAGGATCGTATACGGTACCTGTAGCGCCTGCTACAGGTACTACAACTATAAATCCTGTTGTAGACTTATTTGCTGTACCGACACCACCTGCATAAGAAATATTTGAGTTACCTGCTGCACTACCTGCAACAACATAATAAGCGTTATTAAGAGGCTTTGTAAATGTAATAGCGTAATTACCTTTTGACGTTCTTGTAACTGAGCTAACATTAAACTGATTATTTATAGTACAAGTAGTTCCGCTTGAAATACCTGTAAAGTTAACCCAGGCCTTAGCTACTGAAGGCGCTGTTACTAATAATGCTGAAACGTTATTTATTAATGTCGTTAACGTATTAGTAACGTTAGCTGAAGCAACATTAACTAATGTTAAAGTATTTTGTAAATTACTGTTTAAATAACCTAAAGAGTCACCAATACAATCATTTGGCTGTAAATAAGTAAATTGGTACCCGGCATTATTTGTATAACTTGGCATATAAATTATTTATCTTCTTTTTCTTCTATAACAACAGAATCAACAACTTCTACAGGTTCTGGTTCATTTAAAAGTTGTTTGAATATCTCTTCTCTAGAAGCTACTATTAAATTGTTATTTACAACGTTATTACCTGGAAGCATACCTGCTACTTCTTTTTTACCTTTCAAATCCATTTCCTTTAATTCTTTATCAATTTTACCTTTTTTATTAAGAAGATTGATTCTATTTAAAGCTTCTATACTTTTAGTAGCTGCATTAATAAGCTCAGATAGAGCTGCTATTTCATCAGGATTTTGACCTTGAATGATATAGTCTTTAATATCATCGACTGCTGTAATACTTGTATCAATTAACTGTGTTGTTCTTTTAACAATATACTCGTTAATATTATCATCGGTAACTTCCATTTCTGGTATTACCGGCTTCGGAGTACTAACTGGAAGCTCAAAAGAGGATAGCTCACTTAACAATGTATCAAGGTTATCAGACATTACAATACTTAAGCTAGTAGTTGAATTTCTTAAACTATAGGTTAATATATTGTATATGGAAATTACTGTAAACACTATGTACGGAACTTTTATTGTCCCTAGAGAAAAGACTGATCAACTTATTGCTTGGCTTCAAGCTAACGCTGTTAAGCCTGGACAGACTCCTATTGGAGAAGTAAAGCAAGGTGAGTATACTGGACGTCAGCTTATTAACGAATAATATGACCGCACAAGAATTTCAAACACTTCAACAAACAGATCCAAAAGCTTTAGGAGAACTGTATAAGCTTAAGTTTGTTAAGACGCATCCTGACGCTGTTCTTCCTAAGCGTAATCATAGTGATCCTATTTTTGGCGATTCAGGTTATGATGTAACAGCTGTTGAAGATACAGTTGTACCTGCTAAAGGTGCTGTAGTAGTTCCTGTCGGGTTAAAGCTCGGTCAATTACCTCCTGGCTTTTGGATCCGTATTGAAAGTCGTTCTGGTCTTCAGTTTAAGCATAGTATATCTGCCTTTAACGGTATTATTGATAACAACTATCGTGGAGATATGGGCGTCAGGCTTATTAATAGTTCTGATGTCGATTACCAAGTAAAGAAAGGTGATCGAGTAGCCCAACTTGTACTCTATCCTTTGGTTGCTGTTGAAGAAAAGTATGTAGAGTTTACTGATGAAGCTACAGAAACCGAACGCGGGGAAAAAGGCTTTGGATCTTCTGGCAAGTAAGCGTATAATAGCTTCATGTTTCAAGAGCTACTGGTAGAAAAGTATCGTCCTAAGACGTTAGATGATATTGTACTGAATAAAGAAGAGAAGGATTATTTTACTTCTTTAAAAGAGAAGGAAGAGATTCCTAATCTTCTTTTTGCAGGTAGTCCTGGTACAGGTAAAACATCTTTAGCTAAAATTATTGTAAATAGTATTCTTGATTGTCAATATCTTTATATTAACGCTTCTGACGAGAACGGTATTGATACTATTAGAAGTAAGGTTATCGGTTTCTCTTCTACTAAATCTTTAGACGGTAGATTAAAGGTTGTTCTCTTTGACGAGTGTGATGCGCTGTCGTTAGATTCTCAAAAAGCGCTTCGTAATGTTATTGAAGAGTATTCCACTAATACTCGTTTTATTTTTACTTGTAACTACCTGTTTAAGGTTATTCCAGCTCTTCAATCTAGATGTCAGATCTTTAATCTACCCCCTCCCCTAAACGGTGTTTTAAATAGGGTTGTTTATGTCCTTAAACAGCAAAACATTGTAGTTCCTGAAGAAGAGAAGTCTAGACTGGTGGAACTAGTTAGAAGTGGTTACCCTGATCTTCGTCGAGTATTAAACGATATTCAAAAGTTCTCTTATACAGGCACTCTAGTTATTAAGGACAATCAAGTAAAGGGTATTGCTGAAAAAGTAGTTCAAAAGATTAAAGGTAAAGTTGACTTAACTGAGCTACGTAAATTTGTTATAGAGCGTGAACAAGAATTCTCTGGTGATTATCTTCAGCTCTTAAAAGAGATGTTTGAAGCACTCTTTAATGCTAACGATAATAGTCAAACACTCTTAGTAGTGTCTGAATATATGTATAAGGACGCTATCGTTGTTGATAAGGAAATTAACTGGTTTAGCTGCTGTATTAACCTCCGCAACATCTGCGGGTTGGGACAGTAATATACTGAATAGTATTTGTTGTCGGTACAATTTCGTTAGAGGAAGATGATAAGAAATTGTTTATATCTTGAAGAGCAAGAATTTGATCTCCGTATGATTGAGTCTTATAAACCTCTGCATTGCTGTTAGCATCATAAACAACACCTACATAAGCACCATTTACTAAATCGATATTAGAAAAATATTTTTTCATTATATTGTATCAGGGAAGATCGGATCGAGTGGTTTGAAGCGATTTATTTTTACAGCTGTTATATCATTGTAATAAACACCTGGTTCAAATATATGTTGTATATCTATAACAAACCACTGACCATAAAACTTATCTGCATATGCTCCAGATTCAACTCCTTCTGTTTTATCAATTGATATAAACCTTCCTACGCGTCTAAAAGGTAAACCTAAAGTACGGAAATGTACACAGGCATTTTGATAAATGCCTGTACGAAGAAGTTTTTGTAAACCATCTGATTGTCTTAAAACAGAATTATCACCGTAAAGAGAGTATACCGGTTTAATATCTTTACTCTGTTTATCCCGATTTAAAGTTACAAGAAATAATCCTTCAGCTGCTCGGCCTTGACCGTTTTCAGTATATAGATTATTAATGTAATTGTTATCCATAAACGTTCTAGCTGCCGTTACGGAATTGTTTTCAAATTCGACATTATATTGTCTTTTTTTAAAGTCAAAAGAGTAAACAGGTGTTGTACAGAATGACTGACTGTTGGTAAGAGCTGATATATCTACGAAACGATAATTCGTTATCATATTATATTTCATCAACTTCATATCTACCTTGTTACTATTACCTTTTAATGTAGGGCCTCTATGTTTCTTTGCTCCGGGTCGTTTATTAGAATCAGAGTAGGTCTGTAAATAAAAATGTTCGTATTGATATTCACCAGGTGCATCTGATGTTTTACCTGCCTTATCGTAATAAGATGCTAACGGCTTTAAAGAAAAGTAACCTACATCTAATTCTGTAGGACCTCTTTCTTTAGTAAGAATACAAAAATCTCTAGGTGTGGTATCAACGCCTCCTGAATCTAATGTTCCGCTAACATGGTGATCGTAGACATAATCAACGCATTCAGCTGCTGTTGAATCTGCTGGAGCTGTAAAGAATATATTACCTCCTCCTTGATCCCAATCAGTACCTGTACCTACAGGATCGTAATTGATATAAGGCGTCTTCCATTCGTTAGGGTTAGGTGGAAGATTGTTATTACTGTTTAATTTTATTATATCACTTAAAGACTGCTCAATAATTTCTTTTATAGCTGTACCTGTTGGTATACTTCCTGGGTTATAATAAACTGAACCTGCATCACTTTGTAGAGGTCCTCCAGGGGAAAGACCTGTAGAATACTCTAAGGTATTGGTAGACATTTTCTGATACCAATAATCCCAAAAATAAAGCTTCAAACCTTTCATTGTTGCTGAGGCCGAGCCTTGAGCTCCAGGAAGCTTATCGACATCTTCCACATCATATACAGAAAAGAGATAGGAAAGAGACCACATTACCTTATCAATATTTGTAGGTAAATCAGTGTTTAAGGCAGCATTGTCTTTACTTTGTAATTTAGGTACCATTCTAACACGTAAAAGATCACTTCCATCGTTTCTAAAAACGTAAAAAGGTTTATTAACAATATCGTTTACGTTTGTAGTAGCATCTGCTCTTTGTCCTGTTATTTTACTAAATGTACCGGATCCGGATTCAGGATCGTATAAGAATGATAATGTACCTCTTACAGGCCAATTAGATAATGTTTCTTCGAGGTTAAGGGAAATGATAGCGTTAGAGTTGATCGGAAACTGATCAACGCCGTTATCTAAATATAATTCAACTTCGTAGTCTAGTTGATTAAATTTTGACTGAAAAATAGCTGAGGGTACTTTATCCATTTTTATGCATTAACAGAATTAGCAACTTGATCTAATATTTGTGAAACTATGTTAGGATCTAAAATATAAAGAGATGTACCTGGCGTAGGTATAGAAGTAGGGTCAATAATGCTATTAGCACTTGTTATAACCCACCAGAGATTAGGTGTATTGTAATTCTTATAAGATATATAAGGCCAAGTATCACCGTACACAACGTTGTATTTGTTATAAAAGCCTGGAGGTAGATTAGTAGGTATAGCTACTGACTGAAGTAAATTATAATAGTAATTACCATTTTCATCTTGATACACGTTGAAAATTTGTTCATAATTTTCATCGGTCAAAGAAGGTAAAGATTTAATACTATTTTGATTCATATTATTTTGTTGGTCCGTAATTTGCTATAGGACTGTTAAGTGATATCGTACCTACGTTAGCTGGTAGAGTAGCTACTGCTGGTATAGGAGGTGTTGCAGGCACTGCTGTTGATGTTGTAACTTCTGATTGTTTAGATTGAATAGCTTCAAATAAATTTTGACTAGGCATAACAAGATCTTCTAATGTCATATTTACTTCGTAAGCGTCTGGTACTATACAGACTGCTCCCTTAACAACAGGGTCAGGAAAAGTATGCATATTACCTTTATTAATAATCGTTAATCTTGTTACTGAAGCAGCAAAACTATAATGCTGTCCTGGAATAACTATTTCATAAAATACAGGTGGTATGTTGTTAACAGTATCTAATTTTTGATAAAGATTTTGATGTACTAATGTCCAGCATAGACCTCTGTTCTTAATCCAGTCGTCAGCATTGCGAGTATTGAATAGAGGAAATTTAATATTAATAGTTCTAGGGGAGTGGGAGGACCATAATCTAGGACGATCTAAAGCAGCTACTTTAGGAGAAGATGTTGCAAGAAGAGCAGATCCAACACCTGCTGCATTTTTTACTATACCTTTTACAAACTCAGAATTTTTACCAAATGCTAAGTCAGAAAGAGCTCCTCCTACACCTGCAACTGCAGCTAGAGCATCTATTGATTCCCAAGCGGGGGTATTAATTTCAAAGTTTGTTTCATCGAAATAAGGAAATATATAGATGTTATTTGTTTTAGTTGTTTTATCTTTTTTATATAAAGCTTCGTACGGTTTTAAACGATCAGCATTACTTCTCCATGTAGGGGTGTATGTATAATCTGTTCCCTTACCTAAACCTACAGTTGCAGCTGCATTAAGAACAGCAGCTGTACCGTTAGCTACTCCTCCTACTACAGCGTTACCTATACTACCTCCAATATCTTGTGCGTTTCTTAAAAAGTTATCAATCTGATTTCGTATAAACGATTCGTCAACTTGATACTCAGTTAATTTAACATAAGGTACGTCATTTATAGAATCAGACCTACCAGAATTATTAATGCTACGGCGAGGAGTCAATGTCCAAGAATAGTTGTTAACAACATTGTATATAGTATCTGATGTATCTTTAGCTATATTACCTGCACTATCATATTGAGGAGGAGGATTTGCTCCTAATACTTTTTGATTAGCACCGGCGCTATTTCCGTAACTGTTTTGGTTAGATGCCATATATTATAATATTTAATATGCGTACTTCGATCTAACGGCTCTAATAGGATCGGTGTTACTGGCCATCATATCAGCAGCTGAAGCTCTAGGTGCAGGCTGACTATTATTCATGATAATGTTTGGACTTGAGTTATTACCTCCAGCACTTTGTGCTAATTTCATTATTGCTTGAGTTAATGAACTTATAAGATCATTTGTTTTACTTGTATTATCAGATATATCACTTAACACATCTCCGTGATCAGGTGTTGTAGGTGGAGGTGGAGGTGGAGCGACAGCGGTAGTAGGTTGAACACTTGGCTCAACGGGTTGAACAGCAGGAGGAGCTGGTGTTACACTTGCAGGAGGTTCAGCGGGAGGAGTGTTACCTTCTCCTTCTCCTTTAGATGCTTTATAGATATCTCTACCAGCTAAAGCAGCATCAATACCTAAGCTCGCAGCTGTACCTACACCGGGTATTAAGCTAGCTCCTCCTGAAGCTACTTCACCAGCAGCACCTAACCAGTCACCATGCCATGCTCTTTGAGCACCAAAACCTAGACCTGCAACTAAACCTATACCTGGTATTTTTTTAAGAATAGATTTACCCAAACCTTTAGCACCTATCTTAGCTCCTTCTTTAGCAAGAACTTTACCACCTACTTTAGCTCCTTCTTCAGCAACTAATTTACCTCCTGCTTTTTCTCCTGCCTTAGCAACAACTTCAGTGCCTTCTTTAGCTACTGTACTTTCAACAGCTTTAGTAGCTAACTTACTACCTTCTTTAGCTGCTATTTCTGTACCTTCTTTAGCTACAGTCTTTTCAACAGCTTTAGTAGCGAGTTTACCTCCCTCCTTAGCAGCAAGTTCTTCAGCTTCTTTAACAGCTATTTTCTTACCACCTTTACCTTTAAAGAAATCCCATAAAGTGCCTAATAAGCCATTACCTCCGCCTCCTCCAGATACAGGAGTAGGTTCTGTTTTTTTCTCTTCTGTAGATATTTTACCTAAATGATTATAAAGATCAGCTAAAACAGGTTTAAGTGCTTTAGGTAATTTTTTAGCTAAATCTTCAACACCATGAGGTGTTATACCACCAATCAATACAACATTACCTTCTCCTTTAATAAGATGCTTCTCTTCTTTATTACTCGCTATAGCGGGTTCGCCTGTCTTAAGTTGTTCAGGGGTTGTTAAATTTGCAGGTTCAGGAGCTGGAACAGTTGTGTCTGTTGTTTTTAAGTTATTACTTACACCTGCCTGATTTATAGCAGTAGGAGTGTTTATCTTATCTTTGTTACCAGTAAACTTATTTTTTAAATAGTTTAAACCGATACCCATAAACCCTCCAGCTTCGCTATAGCGTTCAGCTAAAGAGGTTTTTTTCTTAGTTACAGCAAGATTGCTCTCTACAGCAGTATTAAAATGCTTTGCGAGAATAGGTCCTAGTTCATTATCTAGGTACTTCTTTACTAGTGCTTCTAATTTATTATTAGTATCCATCTCCTTATATTATTTAAGAAGATAGTTTTAGGATTTAAATGTTAAAGAACGTTGGATCTAACGTTATGTCCTTACTAAGTGTATCGTTCTTATCTGTAACAAATGTATAAGATAAAAGAGGGTCAATAGCTTTTTTATAATTTTCAATATACTTTAGAATAAAGCTTGTTAATGTTACGGGTAAGTTTTCAACAATTTTTACTCTTTCGGTAAAGCTTAAATTCAGGAAGTTAATTTCTTCTCCGTTTATATTAACTGTTGTTACAAACTTTGCTACTTCATTAATAAATGCTTCACTTATTACTTTACTTACCTCATTTTCAGAATCTAAATTTACAATAATGTTTTTATGTAATTCGCTTTCTAGTTTATTTTCTGTGGCCAAGGACGGTATATTACATGTAATGGTACAGT